TTAGTAAATGAAATAACACATTTTGCAAATGAAAGAAACATTTTGGTTACAATTGAAACAGAAGGTTCTCACTTTCTTGAAACAGACTATCCTTTGGATCTTATTAGTCTTAGTCCTAAATTTTCTAATAGTGTGCCTGTACTTGGTGCTGTTACACCTAATGGGGCTATCGCCGACGAACGAATGGTTAAAGTACATAATAGACTTAGACTAAATAAGGATGCTATTAGAAAAACAATAGATTATCATAAAGATTATCATTTTAAGCCAGTATGGGATGGTACTGATGAAAATCTAGAAGAAATTGAGGCATTTAGAGTTGAAATGGATATTCCAAAAGAAAAGACATTTGTTATGCCAGCTGGAGATACTAGAGAACAACTAGTCAAAATGTATCCATTAGTATTTGAAATGGTAGCAGAAAAAGGATATAATATGACCGGGAGAGATCATATAATAGCATATGATACTGAACGAGGAGTATGATAGACGAAGCTCTAGAAATATTACAAGAAATAGAAGAAAATGTCCATACCTGTTGTGCAATAACAATGGATCCGGATGAAGTAGAATCGTTAATTTATAAATTAAGAGAAATCTTAGAAAACATAAAAGGATAGTTATGAAAATGAAACCAATTGGAGATCAAGTTTTATTACAAGAACAAGAAAAAGCAGAAAAAACAAAAGGTGGTATTATACTAGTTGATGGTGTTGAGGGAGAGTTTATTTACGCAAATGTAATATCTGTTGGTAATGGATTATTTACTCAAACTGGTGCTAGAATACCTATGTCAGTTTCTCCTGGAGACACTGTTTTAATACATAAAAATAATACTGGTGCTCAAAAGAAAGTGAAACTTGATGGTACGGAATATATATTAGTAAGAGAAATGGAAATATCCATGGTTTCAAACTAATATGTTAAAAATAAAAAAAGATAAAAATGTTATAAAGTCTAAAATGCCAAAAGGGCAAGCAATTGCTGTAGCATTTATTTATTACATCCTAATAATGTCTTTATATTTTTTGTTTACGTCATGTAAAAAAATAGACGAAAATGGATTTAAAACATACACTATTAGCAAAGGAAGCCATTACTCAGATGGCAAAATTGATAAGTTATGGGGTAATGATAATAGAAAAAATTCATGGAACTGGGAAGTAATTTTTGATAGTACTGCAATCTATCAAACTTCCAATCCATTAAATCAATTAGATGTAAATAAATTACTAGGATTTTCAGATTGTGGAGATCATCATTCAACAACATCTCATCGAATCGGTTGGAGATATAATAATGGATTAGAATTATTATCCTATAATCGTCTAGACGGAAATTTTTTATTTCATCCAATAAGTACAATTAATATTAATGAAGTTATAAACATTGAAATGTCATTTGCAAACGAAAATTATATAATATGTATAGATGGAATTTGTGATACAATGCAGAGAAATTGTTCTTCATGGACTGGTCGTAAATATACGTTATGGCCATATTTTGGAGGAAATGAAACTGCGCCGCATGACATAAAGATTAAAATAAAAAGTATATAAAATATGCCAGATAATAAAGATAAAAATCCTCCAAAAGGTAATATACGATTTAATATCACATTATCAGAAGAACAAAAACTAGCTAAAGCTGAAATATTAAATCATCCTTACAATTTCATAATAGGTAAAGCAGGTAGTGGTAAGACATTATTAGCAGTACAAGTAGCATTAGATATGTTTTTTAAAAGACATGTCAACCAAATTATTATAACTAGACCTACTGTATCAAATGAAGATAATGGATATTTACCAGGGTCTTTAAATGAAAAAATGGAACCATGGTTAGTACCTATTCGTTCTAATATGAGAAAGGTATATAATAAGCCAGGTATACTAGAAAAAATGGAAAATGATGAAAATATTGAATTAGTATCATTATCACATTTCAGAGGACGAACGTTTGAAGATGCATGCGTAATTATAGATGAATTTCAGAATCTAACTAAACAACAACTAGGAATGGTATTAGGTAGATTAGGTAAAAATTCAACTATGATATTAACAGGCGATCCACAACAAATTGATTTAAAATTTGGCAACGACTCGGCTATACATGATGTTCCTAAAGTAAAAGATTCAAAATTTGTACATGCTGTTACTTTAAAAGATAATCATCGTCATTCAGCACTAAATGAAGTATTAAGACTATTGCAATCATATTCATAAATTTGGATAATTGATAATTATTTCTTATTATAAAATAAAAATATGATTAGATACGGTTATGCCTGTGTCAATGCGACATTAACTAATAGACCTAAAAAACTCGGTGGTAGAGTTACTACTAGTAGGACAGCTAGAAAAGCTAGTTGGTATCCTCACAATTTACAACTTATCAGTGAAAAAGCATTAGATAATGCAACTGATTTATTAACTTATCTTAAATGGAATGAAGAACATGGAATCACATTATTCAGAGTTGGATCAGAACTCTTCCCATGGCATGATCATTATGAATTACATGATCTCCCTGACTATGACAAAATTTCACAAAAATTATTTGAAGCTGGAGAATATGCTAGAGAGCATGGTCATCGTCTCACTACCCATCCTGGACCATTTCACGTCTTAGGTTCGCCTAGACAAGATGTGGTAGAAAAAAGTATTATTGGATTAGAACGTCATTCGCAGATGTTTGATCTAATGGGATATACACCATCATTTGAAAATAAGATCAATATACATGTAGCTGGTGCATATGGTGATCGTGAAGCTACTGCTAAGCGATGGATCAAGTCATGGCAACGACTTTCTGATGCTTGTAAATCTAGATTAGTTCTAGAGAATGACGACAAGGCATCTATGTACAGTGTAAGGCATCTATACGAGCTTATACACCGTGAAATTGATATTCCTATTACATTTGACTATTGGCATCACACCTTCTGTACAGGCGATTTATCTGAACGTGAGGCATTCTTTATGGCTCGTGAAACGTGGGAGAAACATGGTATTACTCAATGCACTCATTATTCTGAATCTAGACGAAATGAGAAAAAATCGTTCCTAAATGAAGTATGTAGTAAACATGGTATTAGTTGGGAAGAAATTGATACATGGCCGACATTTGCTAAGTTCAAAAAAGAATTCTCAAAGATAAAAGAGCAAGCTCATGCTGACTATATTTTAGATACTCCTAATACATATGATGTTGATAATTTAGATATAGTAGTAGAAGCTAAGGCAAAAGAGTTAGCTATTCTTCCAGTATTGGAAAAACAAAAAGAATTACTTATATTATAATTATGATTGAATTATTAGGATGGATTAGTACTGCATTAGTATTGTTAGGTTATATAATGAATGCTCGCCAATTAACTATATATGCAATGATTGCATGGATTATAGGAGATACCGGATGGATAGTATATGATTTCTTTATTGATAACTTTAGTCACTTAGTATTAAGTTTTGTTATTATATCAATTAATATATACGGAATGTATAATATAAAAAAAGCAGAAAAACAATAAATGTATCAAAATATAGCATACCATAAAAGAACTAACACAATGCATGTATGGGATGACAAATTAGGTCATCAAACATATGAGTTTAAACCATACGGGTATCTTCCAGATCCATCAGGAGAATATATTGCATTAAATGGAACTAAATTATCAAAAACACCCGGTAATCATAAAGACAATTCAGATGCATATGAATCGGACTTAAATGAAGAAGTTAGAACATTAATAGACTTATATTATGAATCTGATTTAGTTTCTATAGGACATAGTGATTTCTTTTTTGATATTGAAACAGCAAAAGATGTAGATGGGTACTCAACTCCAGAAGATGTTAGAACTGAAATAACTTCAATTGCATATTATGATAAAGTTGGCAAAGATAGAAGAGTATTAGTATTAGATAAACAAAATAGACTACAAGACGATATTATATATGGAGATAATTATACAGTTGAAGTATTTGATAATGAAGCTAATTTATTAATCAAATTTATTAATTATTTTTCAGAAATACAGCCTACTGTTATATCCGGATGGAATACAGATGGATATGATATTCCATATCTTATTAATAGAATTAAAAAAGTATTAGGTCCAAAGTCTGCAAATAAATTATCGCCAGCTGGAATTGTAGAATGGAATAAACATCGTGAACGTTATAAAATTTACGGAGTGTCAAGTTTAGATTATATTAAATTATATAAAAACTTTACATATACAGAACTTCCTAATTATAGATTAGATACAGTAGGTAAGACTGAATTAGGAAAAGGTAAAATTGAGTATGATGGAGATTTAGATGATCTATTTGTTACAGATATCAACAAGTTTATAGAATATAACATGACGGATGTTGATCTTGTATTTGAGTTAGATGAAAAATTACAACTAATTAATTTAGCAAGAACTATATGCCATAAAGGTCATGTACCATATGAAGATGTTTATTATGCATCTAAATATCTAGATGGTGCTGCTATTGTAGATTTAAAAAGAAACGGATTAGTTGCTCCAAATAAACAATTTAGATTTATAGAAGATGAACAACAAGACAAATTAGCTGGTGCATATGTTATGCCTCCAATTCCAGGATTATACAAATGGATATATGATCTAGATTTAACATCTTTATATCCATCAATAATTATGAGTCTTAATATATCTCCAGAAACTAAAGTAGGAGTAGCAAAAAATTGGAATCAAGAACTTTTGCTAAAGAAAGATCCAATATCAGTAACAATATCAGATGGAAACTCTAATATAGAAGTTAAAGACTTTAAAAACTGGTTAATAGAAACAAATTCAACCGTTGCTTCAAATGGAGCTGTATATTCAACTAAACAAAAAGGATTTCTTCCAAAGATATTAGAAAAATGGTTTGATGAACGAGTTGAATTTAAAAATGAACGTGATAATCATGAAGTAGGTAGTGAAAAATATAAATTTTATGATGCAATGCAACTTACGCAAAAAGTATTATTGAATTCATTTTATGGAGTATTAGGATTAAAGACATTTAGATTTCATGATTTAGACAATGCAGGTGCTATCACAGCAGCAGGTCAAAGCGTTATTAAATTTTCTGCAAAAGTTATCAATGGATATTATAAAAAAGAAATTGGCAAAGATTATTTTATTAATGCAAATGGAAATAAAGCAGAATTTTCATTCTATACGGATACTGATTCAACATTTGTTTCTAGTTTACCGCTTATAGAAAAACGATATCCAAATTTTGATGAGTCTGATGAGAAATTTATGATTGAAAAAACTAATGAGATAGCATCTGAAATACAAAGTTATGTAAATAAAATGTATGATCAATATGCAATTCACTTTCATAATACTTCTGATCACAGATGGCAAATAAAACAAGAATATGTTGCAAAATCTGGTTTATGGATAGCAAAAAAGAGATATGCTCAATGGGTAATTTTTAAAGAAGGCAAACCTACAGATAAAATGGATATAAAAGGTTTAGATGTTGTTAGATCTTCATTTCCTACTGAGTTTAAAACTATAATGAAAGAAACATTGTGGTATATATTAAAACAACGTTCAAAAAATGATACTACTGATCTTATAATGGATTTTAAAAATAAAATACAAGATTCTCCAATATTAGATGTAATGAAAAATACAGGCGTTAAGAATATTACAAAGTATACAAAAGGAAGAAAAACATTGTCTGGATATCAATCAGGAACACCAGTTCATGTTAAATCTGCAATTAATTACAATGATATGCTTAAACATTTAGGTATAAATAAACATGCAAAAAACTTTGCAGAAATACAAAATGGAGATAAGATTAAATGGGCATATCTTAAAAGTAACTCCATGGGATTTGATACTATTGCTTTAAGAGGTTATGAAGATCCTAAACAGTTAACAGAATTTGTGGAAGAATATATTGATAGAAATAAGATATTTGATAGAGAGATTCGTGGTAAGTTAGATGATTTTTATGCATCAATGAATTGGGATAAACTTCCTGAAAATAATAACATGAATAAATTCTTTTCATTTGGATAATTCAATAAAATTAATTATAATAAATAAAAAATATGTACGGTAAGCATCAATGGAAAGGTAGAGAAGTTGAAGGTCGTTATTCAGATCTTATGACTTTCTTTGTAAGAGATTTAAATCATAATATTAAAAAAACATATGGTTTAGAAGTAGAAAATTTTAATGAATATCCTCATTATTATTTTACAATTGAATTCATGAAAAAGTCTATGAAAGACGAAAAATATCTAGAAAGTATAAGGCGTATATTAGATGAATCAAATTGTGCTGTAACTATAGAAGCTACTAAAGACACGTTAGACACAATTAAACCAGATTTATTTAATAGATGTCATATTATATATAGGATTTCAGATCCATATTTAGAAATGCTTAAAGATACCGATACATTATCAATCGATGCAGGTTGGTATAGAGTTCATCAAGTAACAAAATGTAATATGATGGAAATACAACCAGATAACTATAAATTTGACGAAGAAATATGAAGTATTCAGTAGTAGTATCATTTAGTATGGAAGGATTTCATTGTTGGCCAGAAGCTAAAGAAATATTTCCAGAAGTTGGATTTTTGTCTGACAGACATCGACATATGTTTGGATTTCGATGTTATGCAAAAGTAACACATACAGATAGAGATGAAGAATTTATTTTAATGCAAAGAAAATTAAAAAAACAATTAAGAACTAATTTTGGTGGTAATATATTAGAATTTGGTAGAATGAGTTGTGAAGATATTGGTGCCTGGATTATGGAGCAAAATAGTAATTTATATAAAGTAGAAGTTTGGGAAGATTGGGAGAATGGAGCAATAGTAGAATTAGGTTATTAACATGAAGAAAGTATTTTATTTTGGATTAGAGCCGTTAAAGGCTAGATATACATATCAATTATCAAAAGAATGGATGCCAGCAACATTTCAACCTTATGTTGATTCTGGTAAATTAGAATTTATTGATGTAGAAGGAGATTTTGATCCAGATCAACAAATTAAAATTGGAGCTGTATTAGACGCAGTAGGTAGAGGTAAATTTGCTATGAGTCAATGTAGCAACTTTTTAGATATGATGAATCGTGATGAAGTTAGAGATGGAGATGTTATATTTTTACAAGACTATTGGCATCCTGGTATTGGATCTATTTTATATGCTGCAGATTTATATGGTATTAAATTAGAAATATATGCAATGCTCCATGCTCAAAGTGTAGATGAATATGATTTTACATATCCAATGAGAACATGGATGAGAGGTTTTGAATTGGGTTTAGATAAAAGAATGTCTGGTATATTTGTAGGATCTAGTATTCATAAAGAACAATTAAGAGCAGCTGGATTTGAAGCACCAATACATGTTGTTTCATTGCCAATTCATAAGCAAAAGACATTAGATAAATTACCAAGCTATGATCCAGGAGCACAAAGAAAACCATTTGTTGTTTATTCTAGTAGATTAGATAAAGAAAAAAATCCATTTTTTATGATGGAAGTAGCAAAAGAATTTTTACAACAACATACAGATTGGGAATGGCACGTAACTACATCAGGTAAAGAGTTTAGATCAATGTTACCAGGCGTTATTGATAAATTAAGATCATTAGCAAAAGAAGAACCTAGATTTATATTATTAGAAGGATTAACAAAAGAAGAATATTATACAGAATTAGCTACATGTAGTATACAATTTAATTCTGCATTACAAGATTATGTATCATGGACTGTTATTGAAGCTACTGCATTTGGAGCAGATATTGTATATCCTAAATTTAGATCATTTCCAGAATTTATAGACGAAGAAAGAATGTATAAACCATTTGATGTACGATCTGCATTGAATACATTCAGTGATATTATGTTGTTTCCTAATAGACATAATGAAATAGTAGATATATCTGATTTAGGCAGACAAATGGAAGGATATATTGTAGCAAATGGAATTAATCAAGAAATTAATATTTGGCACGAAGCTGAATATTGTAAAAGTTTATTAAATAAAAAAGAGGAAGAAAAATGAAAATAAATAGACAAGGGTTAGAAGAAATAAGAATGACCATAGAGACTCCTTTTCAAACTCTAGCAAAACAACTAGATGAAAAAGGACACTTAGACAAGCAAACTGCAGAAATAGTAACATTTATATTCTCAAAATTTGATCAATTGGGAGATTCATCATGGGAAGTAATTGATTAATGGATAAGAACTTTATATATTACCCATCATTATCTGCTGGTAGTATGGTATCTGCTTTCAAGAAGAATATGAAATTTCAAGATGGAACTACTTGTAGATTCTTTTCTAAAGAGTATCCTGAAGAATGGAGACATCCATACTTTCTTATAACTGCAGGACATCATTTTAAAAAGATGGATTTTCGTGATCAACTGGGACTAGACGATGAGGTATTAGTATTTGGAGATTCAGGAGGATTCCAAATAGCAACCGGAGCTTTAAAATGGGATAGCACTATTCGTGAAAGAATATTTGAGTGGTTAGAACATAATTCAGATGTAGCTGCAAATTTAGATATTCCTCCCAGAGCTAAATATGAAAATAGATTCGCAGAATCAATGGATATTAGTTTTGATAATTTTAAATGGTTTGAATCTAAACAAACAGGCAAGACAGATTTTTTAAATGTTATACAAGGAACATATACAGAAGAATATGCAGAATGGTATCATAAATTTAAAGACTTTGCATTTAACGGGTGGTGTATTGGAGGTCCTAAAAAATTAGTCGACTTTATGTATGTTATAGCATTAATGTTACAAGAAAGAGAATTTGAAAAAGAACATGTTAAATATATACATTTATTAGGTATATCAAAAATATCAGATTTTTTTATATTAGCAACATTGCAAAAACTAATTAATAAATTAACTAATAATAGAGTATTATTTTCAACGGATTCTAGCTCACCAGGACAATATCCGGTATTTGGAACATATCTTCATTCTGGAAATTATAAGACTCAAACATTTACAGAATTATATTTTCCAAAGAACAATGAATATAGAAGAAAATCTCATGCAAATAGAGCTAATAAAACAGTTGGAATTGATACTTCAAGACACGTTCCATGTAGTTTAGATTGTCCTGCATGTAAAGATTTTACATATGATTATTTAGGTGGTAAAACAGATAAAGGCTTAGATAGATATAGCCAAGAGGGTATGCCTAGAATGGTTATACATAATACGCATCTATATGTTGATATAGCAAAAGATGTTAGCAAACTAGTAAATAATCATGTTGAGTTGTTAGAAACAGCAATTCCAAAAGACTTATATGACGTCATATTATCATTACACGATATGTTTGATGATCCAGACAGTGCAATGAAAGTTTATGCAACATATAAGAAAACATATAAAAAGTTTGGTGGTGATAGTATATCAACTACTGATGCAAATCAATTCAATAAATTTTTTAAATTTTAAAAGGTAGAACAATGGAAAAAAGTAAGTTACAATCATTTATTAATAGATACTATTTAGCAGGCAACTGTGAAGCAGTAACTGTTAAAGCAAATGGACAATCTGTTAATTGTGAATTAATAGATGTAGATCAAACCGTAGTAGGTAAAGTTAAATGGAAAACAGATCCATTTATGTCAGGAGAATTAGGTATCAATCATACAGGTGCATTAACAAAGATGTTATCGGCTGTTGGAGAAAATATCGATATCGATGTTCAAGACGCACAAGGCAAAAATTATGCAATGAAAATTAAAGAAGGCAGCACAACAATGACATTTATGTTAGCTGATACTTCTGTTATACCAGCTGTTCCAGCAATTAATGCAGAGCCAGAGTATAATGTTACATTTGATATTGACGAATTATTTGTTAATAAATTTATAAAAGCAAAGAATGCATTGCCTGATGCAAAGAATTTTGCAGTTCAAGTACAAAATGGTAAAATTAAATTTATTATTAATTATACAACAATTAATTCTGATAATGTTACATTTGAAATGGATGGCGGATCGGATGCAATGGAACCAATATGCTTTTCTGCAGATAAACTAAAAGAAGTATTAACTGCAAATAAAGGTGATAAAGGTACTATGCATATATCATCTAATGGATTAGCTAGAGTAGATTTTACAGGTACAGACTTTGATTCAAATTATTGGTTAGTTCAATTACAAAATTAATATGGAAGTACGAGTAATAAATAAATCAGATAATGATCTTCCTAGTTATGAAACTATAGGTAGTGCTGGATGTGATGTTAGATCAACTCATGGAGCAATAATAGGACCTGGATTGAGTACTTTAATTAAAACTGGATTATATGTAGAAATACCAGTAGGTTATGAAATACAAGTGAGGCCAAGAAGTGGATTAGCATATAAAAAACAAATAACGGTTTTAAATAGTCCTGGAACTATTGATGCAGATTATCGAGGAGAAATTGGAGTAATTTTAATTAATCATGGATTAGCTAAAGTTGAAATAGAAAAAGGTGAACGAATAGGACAATTAGTATTAAATAAAGTTGAACAAATAAAATGGAATCCAGTATTAGCATTAGCTGACACTACGAGAGGTTCTGGAGGATTTGGTTCAACGGGAAAACAATAAATTATGTTTGGAGTAACAGAAAATACACTTTGGGTAGAAGCATTTAGACCCGACACATTAGATGGATATATTGGAAATGAGCATATCATTGACAAAGTTAAAATATTCATTGAAAATGGAGATGTTCCACATTTGCTATTTTATGGTCAAGCAGGAACTGGTAAGACTACATTAGCAAAGATTATAGCAAATAATGTAGATGCAGATTTAATGTATATAAATGCATCTGACGAAAACTCAGTAGACGCAGTAAGAGATAAAATAAAAAGATATGCATCTACAGTAGGATTTAAAAGATGGAAAATTGTTATACTAGATGAAGCTGACTATTTAACTCCTAATGCACAAGCTGCGTTAAGAAACTTAATGGAAACATATAGCAAGACTACTAGATTTATATTAACATGTAACTATGTTGAAAAAATTATAGATCCAATACAATCAAGATGTCAAACGTTTGGCATAACACCTCCTTCAAAAAAAGATGTAGCTCAACGATTAGTAACGGTATTAGAAGAAAAACAAGTTGAATATGACATTAAAGATGTTGCAGCTATTATTAATTCTTCATATCCAGATATTCGTAGAGCTATTAATGGAGCACAAAGTCATGTTGTGAAAGGTAAATTAACATTGGATAAAAATAGTGTTGTACAAGCTAATTATATGACTAAATTACTTGAACTATTAAAAGATCCAAAAGATAAAAAAGAAACTTTTAAAAGTATAAGACAAATTATTGCTGATTCAAAAGTAAAAGACTTTACACCTCTTTATACTTATCTTTATGAAAATTTAGATGAATTTGCAACCGGCTCAATAGCTTCATGTATATTGATAATTGCAGAATCACAATATACTGACTCGCATGTAGTTGATAAAGAAATTAATATAATGGCAATGTTTGTTAAATTAATGAATGAATTATGATGAATCCAAATCAACCAAATATCAATCCTGCAGATCTAAAACCAATGATTTGTACAGAATGTGGCGGAATGTATTTTAGACAAGTAATGAGTATTAACAAAGTATCTAGATTCGTAACTGGTGCAGACAAAGACACAGTAGTTCCAATCCCAGTATTCAGATGTGATGATTGCGGACATGTTCCAGACGAGTTTAGACCAGTAACACCTAGTAAGTAATGGGAGCTCCATATCCAAAAGAACCAGTAGTTTTAGTATTCAAAACTTCAAATAGATCAAATGCTAAAACTAAAATGAAAGTTTACAAAAATAAGAATGTTGATTATGTTAACGAAAAGAAACTTCCTGGAGTGCCAGAAAATTCAATTTTCTTGGAATTAGCTATAGGAGAACATTATATAGAAAAGTATAAACAAAAATATAAATTATGACAAAGAAACCTGCAACTATTTTCGATTTTATTGATGGAATGACTCATAAGAAAAAAGCTTGGTCTGAATATACAGATATTGACCATAAAAAGTTTTCTCCTTATTTAGTTAATAGATGGTTATCAATGAGAATGGAACTAATTGAAATAATCAATCAGTTACAGAAATACACAATAGGGTTACTATCCCATAAGGATACTTATCGTCTCTATCACGGCCTTCTACCTGCCCAGAGAACCTTTGCTAAGTACATAAAAGGAAAAAAGGAAGATAAGTATGACAAACAGTTAGTTTCACAAATTGCAGACCACTATCTGATAAGTAAATCAGAGGCCATTGAATATGTCGAGTTAATGCCAAAAGATAGTTGCAGCTCTTTGTTATCATTATATGGATATACAGAAAAAGAAATAAAAACAATGCTGAAAGGAAAGAAATGAAATTTGAATCAGATAACACAGAATCAGTAAATACACAATATCATTATGTTGGTAAATCTAGTTTATATAAATTTTGTGAAGAATGGGATTTAAATTCATATGAATTTGATATTGTTAAAAGAATTGTTAGATGTAGAAAAAAAGGTCAATTCGAAGAAGATCTAAAAAAGACAAAAGATCTAATAGATATATATCTCACAGAACATTTGGATCAATCCGAATAATTTCTTATAATATAATAAAAAAATTATGGCAAATAACGTATATACAGTTGTGAGTATAGAAGCTTCAAAAGAACTTATAAAAAATTTTACAGATAAATTATTTACACCAGAAGTAGAAGAAGCAGATTGGCAGAAAAAAAGTGATTTATTAGCTGACAATTTATATGGACTATTATATAAAGATTATCCAAAAGACAATTTAACTAGAGATTGGATGACTGAAAACGTAGGCGCTAAATGGTGTTTTGTACACGATTGGCAAATAGATGATGATATAATTGATTTGACATTTGATTCAGCATGGTATCCACCAGAAGAATTATTTCATGAAATTGCAGATTGGTTTATAAAGCGAGGAGAATTTGAAATGGAAGCTAGAAGTGAAGATGAGGCATATTTACATGTTTCAGGAGGATATGCTAATCAAAACGGATCTGAATTTATAATGGAAGATGACAATTTGCCAGAATATCCGGATGAAGATGATTTCGAAGATAATGAAGATGAATATGCATATGATGAAGCTGTTGATAAGTTTTATGATAAAATTTCTGAAATA